TTCACAAGATTGATCCAGTATTCACGCTCCTCACGGACAATGACCGAGGGTTCATGAGAACCAAATACCTCACCATCAATATCGAAGATGACAACAAAGCGGTTCTATTCAAGTTGACATGGCTATGATCTCGATACGCCTCAAAAAGCCAATCTATAGGCTTAGAACGGATGTAGAGCCACCATATCCGTGGATGGTTTATGAGCTCAGACCTGATGTGCATGAATGGCTCATGGAACGTGAACCAACCTATGAGCTCAACCTTACCACTGAACTGGGTAAAGGTAAAGACGCAGAAACGAAATACCTCTACTGCTGGCTAGAGCTAATGGATCACGATGTGGCCACCCTATTCAAACTGACATGGATGTGATATGAACATTTTCATTATGGCCCTTGAGCCGCTAGAAACCCGTTATACTGGTCAGTGGTTCAATGGTCTTCCAAAACTGATTCAGAAGACCGCCCAAGAACGCGGTATCAAGGCTTGCGTTCACAACATCGCGGGTGAGCAGACTAGCGTCGCCCCAACTGAGGGCGCATTCCTGGATTTCTTTGCAACCAACATCTGGAAGAATAGCCAAGTCAACAAGCTAGTCGGATTCTTCCAGTCTGGCCTAGTGAAGCCAGGTGATAAGGTTCTCTTTACTGATGCTTGGCATACTGGTGTGACTCAGGTCAGATATATGAGTGAGCTCATGGGGATTCCAGTAGAGATCCATTCCATGTGGCACGCCGGCTCCTATGATCCTCAGGATTTCCTGGGAAGACTCATTCAGGATAAACGATGGACCTACAACACCGAGCGTGGTCTCTTCTACGCCAGCCATTTCAACTACTTCGCGACCAAGTTCCATTGTGATCTATTCATCAATACCTTGATGCGATCCAAGGAACCCACAGAGAGGCGAGTAGCTCGAGATATAACTGTGATTAGCGGGCAACCACATTCAGCCCTCATTGAAGCTCTAAAGCCCTTTCAGGGTATGCAGAAGGAGCGAATGATACTCTTCCCCCACAGGTTAGCACCAGAGAAGCAGGTTGAGATCTTTCGAGATCTGGCTCTTCATATGCCTGAAACCAAGTTTGTGATCTGTCAGGAGACCAAACTGACCAAGGATGAATATCATGATCTATTGGGTAGGTCTTCAATGGTATTCAGTGCCAATCTCCAGGAGACCCTAGGTATCTCGGCCATGGAAGGTGTATTGGTTCAAAGTATGCCATGTCTTCCAGACCGCCTCAGCTATTCCGAGATGTATGATCCAAGGTTCCTCTATCCTAGCAAATGGACTGAAAGTTGGGATGCCTATGAAGCAAACCGTGATCTACTGGTTAGCCGTATGAATGCCATGTTGGATAGCTATGATCCAAACATACAGGCACTTCAAGTTCAGAAGGCAACACTAATGGATAGCTATTTGAGCTGTAATCCAATGCTCGATAGACTGTTGGCGAATTAACACCAGATATTGACGCACCTACCCAGGTCTAAGTAGAGTGTGGAACAACTATAAGGAGAGTCAGTAAATGACCGATACCAAACTTACCGATGAATGCTGTGGCCAGAATTGCTGCGAGCATGAGAACGTCGGGCAAGAGGCTTACACATCAACCGAGACACTAGAAGATCATTTCTTTGGTTCTTCTCCGCCTGTTTCTGAAAAGATTCGAGCACGCCTCATCGAAGCTGGTAAGCAGTTTCATTGTAACGATAACATCGCCGACTACATCGAACCAGGTGAACGAGAAGCACTCGTGGATGAGGTTACTCAGAAGATGGAAGAGGTTCTAAGGAGCCTCGTCATTGACACTGATAACGATCACAATACCGCGGATACTGCGCGTCGTGTCGCCAAGATGTACGTCAATGAAATCTACAGCGGTCGTTACCTACCAGCACCCAAGATCACTAGTTTCCCCAACGTGGGCTACAAGGATCTCTATACGGCTGGCCCTATCAGTATTAGGAGCCAATGTGCTCATCACCAGCAGCCCATCATTGGTAATTGCTGGGTAGGCATCTTCCCCGAAGATAAGGTCATTGGTCTGTCGAAGTTCAACCGTCTAGTTCACTGGATCGCGGAACGACCACAGATCCAAGAAGAGATGACCACTCAGATTGCTGATGCTCTGGTTGAATACGCTGAGACGTCTAATGTCGCGGTCGTATTGAAGGCTGAGCACGGATGTATGACGAATCGCGGCGTGCGAGAGCATGAAAGTGATATGACCACGGCAATTATGCGTGGTAAATTCCGCGACGAGCCTTCGCTCAAGGATGAGTTCTACAAGCTCATGTTGAGTATGAAGGGTCACGCCTAACAGGCACCCAATACCACCAATCAACTGGATGAGTGATTCCTAGGGTTAGGATCACTCACCTAAAACAAAAACAACTGGTGAGCGATGTCAAGGAATAAGAAGGTCAATGCCGTTCAGACGGCCAAAGACCTCGACAAGTATTACACCAAAGATGACATTGCTCTTCTGTGTCTTGGGCTCTTTCTTCCGCTCATTGACCAGAATGCCATGTTGGTTGAACCCAGCGCAGGTAACGGATCCTTCCTACGAGCCGCTCAAGAAGCTGGCCGTAAGATTGCTGGTTTTGATATCCTCCCCGAAGGTGCTGGCATTGTAGAGCTAGACTTCCTCAACCAGGATATCAGGGAACACCTCGATATCAAGGATGTAGCTTTTCTGGGTAACCCACCCTTCGGCAAAAAGGGTGCGACGGCGATCGCCTTCATCAACAAATGCCTGGATCTATCTGGAACTGTTGGTTTCATCCTACCAATCCAATTCAGGAAATGGTCAGCTCAATCCAAGATTCAAAAGGGCGCTAGCCTTATCATGGATGCCGATCTACCCGATGATTCATTCACCATTGAAGGCAAGCCCTATTCAATCCGATCCTCCTTCCAGGTCTGGTCTAGGAACCACCCTCTGTGTAAGGATCTACGATTGGATAGGGCACCACCAACGTCACATCCTGACTTTGAGATGTGGCAATACAATCGCACCAAACAAGCGGAGAGGTTCTTCGACTATAACTGGGACTTCGCGGTTCCTCGTCAGGGCTTCTACGACTATTCGGTGAAGGTTTACAAGAAGGAAGATTGCGACCGCAAGAAGCAGTGGATCTTCTTCAAGGCAAACACGCCTGAAGCTCTAGAGCGATTAAACCAAATTGACTTCGCCGAATTATCCAAACTCAACTCCGGCATTCCAGGATTTGGCAAGGCCGACGTAATTAAGGAATACACTCGTGAACGCTAATGTTGATACTTTCATAGCCTTCCTCACAGATGCATTCCAGAATCTAGCCTACGCAAGTGGTAGCTATTCTGGTTCCAAGCATGAGGAATCCATCCGCCAGCTACTGATTCGCTATGGCTTCAAGGAATTCCATAAGGGTCATCTGACTGGCTACAATTCAGTTCGTAATGCCTTGCCTAAGGGTCATTTCGTCTGCCAACCTGCTGGTTCAAACGGTAATCCGGATTTCTTGATTCGCTTTGATACTGGTCAATATCAGGATCTAGAAGCCAAATCAACCAAGGGTAGCAAGCCCATGTACAACGGTGTACCACCCAAGCCTGGTTGTATCTACATCCTGAGTTCAGATAAGCACAAGAAGACCTGCGTCTTCCATGCCGATGATATCATGACTCCAGAGAGCCGCAGGGTTTGGGATGAATATGTCATGGAGCTCAGAAAGGTAGATGCCAAGTTCAACGCCTTCAAATGTGGTTGGACCGGTTACTCACGACAGATGTTTGATGATAAGTCGACCAGCCATTATGATCCAGAGGTTCGTAGCGATCTATTCGAGAAGGTGATTGCTCGGTTTGCCATTGGGCCAGTAACTCAGGTGGCTAATGCGCAGACCATTCCACTAGGCAAGAATATCACCCTTTCTACTCCAGTTCTCTCGGAGATCAAGAATGCCTGATAAGATCCTATACACCGATGAACAGATGCGAGGGGATCTTCAAGAGATCCTCCGACAGATGACACTAGAGGGATTTCGCCCTGATATCATCTTTGGTATCGCACGTGGTGGCCTGGTACCAGCAACCATGTTGAGCCATTACTTCAATGTGCCTCTGGTTTGCCTGAATATCAGCCTACGTGATGATAAGGTTGATCAGGGCCATGATTCTATGGATACCTTTCGCAAGGAATACCAAAAAGGTAAGAAGCTCCTTCTGGTAGATGATATTTGCGATTCTGGTGCTACCCTGCGTATTATCATCAATAACATCAGCTACGATCCTCCGGTTAATCCTGATTTGAGCAATGTGAAGACCGCTGTCTTGTGGAACAACATTTCACAGGATGAATTCGAGGCTGATTATGTGGGTCGAGAGATTTCCCGCGCTGAGGATGAGCGCTGGGTTATCTTCCCTTATGAAGAGTGGTGGAAGGCGTGAATATTACTTCTCTTATAACTAGTCTATTAGTTGTGTTCATTAGCGGTATTGTATTGACTACCATTTTTAATATCGCGAAATCTCTAAAAGACTACAATGACGCATTATCCATAATGTTGGATGATTTGGTTCACTCAGCTTCTGAAATAGAATTGATGGTGACCAAGAGCTCTATCAGAACCAAGCCAGGTTTAGATTCACAGGACATTAGCTTTGCTATTGAGGAAGAAATCAAGAACATTAAAACTAGTATCAGGAATCTCCGATTAAAATCATACGGTATTGGAAGATGGTTGTTTTGGAACCGCAAAAAGGTGGGCTCCGCCCTTTGTGATTTACAATCTTCTGTAATTTTTAACTTCCGTATGGCACCACACATTGATCTAACAGGTTTCACACAGAAGATAGCTGATCTTGGTATCAAGGCTCAACAGGATGGCATAAAAACACGGTTTGATTGGTTTCAATAAGGAGAAAATATGAGTTTCGAGGCTCCAGTTTGGGATGTAAGATTTGATGAGATCGTTGATTCTATCAACGATCTTAAAAAGGCTCATTATGAACTTGTCAAAGCAAGCAAGTTGATGAAAATAGCAGAGGCCAACAAAGAAACTATGAGTTCAAAACGATCTCAAGGCATTGAATTAACACAAGAAGAAATGCTTGAATCAATAGAGGTTATAGGATCAGCGGCACAATCAGTTATAGATAGCAAAACCAAGAGTAGTGATGCCCAAGAAGCAGTTGTAAGATCAATTCGTGCGTTACTTGAATGATATATTGTTTGATGATAAAGAAAGCCTATCCAACTGGCCTTTTCTACCTTTGCCAAACTTCTAGACAGGATCCTTATAGTTATAAGGGATCAGGGAAACGATGGTTAAATCACCTTCGAGTTCATAGACCAAGAATCATCACCTGCATTCTAGGCACTTATGAGACTCATGAAGAACTCAAGAGAGCTGGCATCTATTATTCCAGACTTTTTAATGTGGTTGAAGATGATAATTGGGCCAACCTTCGCGAAGAGGATGGAATGGGTGGCGGACGAGGAAAGATTGGTCGTACTTGGAAAATCAAAGATACTTCCAGAATGAGGGGGCCTAAAAATAGAGCTCATCTAACTCATGAGAAGGTTTCATCAGGCAACAATTATCAGAGCACTCACTTTATCAAGACGCCTTGGGGTGTGTTTGAAACTTGGCTAGATGCCACCAATGCTGCTAAAGTGGAACGTGAGAAAGGTAACATCAGAGTTGTTACCGATACCGGAGCCCTGAAGGAATACTGTAAAGGCAAGGTCTTGAATATTGGTGGCCGAAGAATGGTAAAAGAGTGGCGTGGCAAACACACTCATGATCTCGGTTTTGGATTGGAGTTAAAGAATGTTCGGTAAAAATCAAATCGTGGGTCAGAAGTTCTTCAAGGATGCCGAGGGGTTGCTTGTCGTATCTCGCTTCATGACTCTCCAGGGTGAAGGGCCATATCGTGGTCATCCTGCGTTCTTCGTAAGGCTAGCAAAGTGTAACCTGGCGTGTAGCTTCTGCGATACCTATTTTGATAACGGTGACTGGTTCACAGTTGATGAGCTGATGACAGAGGTGAATTCTTCAATCGTTGATCATTTCAACGGAACCCTTCCGCCCTACATGGCTGGGAAGAAGAAGGAAGCTGTTTTCGTGCTTACTGGCGGCGAACCAATGCTCCAGAAGAATATCAACCAGCTACTCACACGAGTGAACCAGGAATTTAGGTATTCACAGATTGAGAGCAACGGCGTGGTATTCACTGAGATTCCAGATGAAACCTGCCTCGTGGTTAGCCCAAAGTGCCTCGAAAAGCAGGGTATCGCGGTCAAGTATCTGAATCCTAACCAACAGACACTCGAACGCGCCAATTGCCTAAAATTCGTGATGAGTAGTGATCCTGATTCACCTTATTCATCGGTTCCTCAGTGGGCTATGGATTGGCGAGATAAGACTGGTCGTGAGATCTTCGTCAGCCCGATGAATATCTACAAGAAGGCTCCAAGGAAGTTTGACGAGGAATACTCAACCGATAACATCAAAATCGGTGAGCGTTCGAATGTCGATGAGGTTATCTCCTTCTGGGAAGACGGGCTCCTTGATATGAAAGCCAACCAGACCAATCATGAATACACGGCCAACTACTGTGTGGCTCATGGTCTGACTTATAACCTCCAGCAGCACCTTTACGCTGGTATGGCATAAGGAGAAAGCGATGACATCTAGAGAAGAAGTTTACCAAGCCATTGATAGCGAGCGTGATTATCAGGATTCTCGTTGGAATGAAAACACCACAACCTCTGGTGGTTATCACAGCCCGGCAGAATGGTTAGTCTATATGCAGGATTACCTGCGTGAGGCATTCAGCCAGGCATCACGACATGCTGATCCTGAATCTAGGGTTATGGTGATGAATACCCTGCGTAAAATCACCGCTATGGGTGTGGCTGCTATGGAGCAGAATGGAGCGCCATTCCGTTCCTAATACTTGGGGAGCCAGTCTCCCCAAGAGATCGAACCCGCAAGAGAACGAGGACGATCATGCGTGTGATTAACATTTTCGGAGGGCCAGGCGCTGGTAAATCTACCACTGCCGCGGCAGTCTTCTATGAAATGAAGAAGCGGCGTATTGAGGTAGAACTGGTTACCGAGTATGCCAAGGATATGACCTGGGAAGGTCGCCAAAACATCCTGAATGACCAGCTGTACATCATAGCCAAACAGAACCGCCGACTAAGCCGTCTGAAGGGTAAGGTCGATTGGGTGGTCACTGATAGCCCTCTGCCCTTGGGTCTCATCTACAAGCCAGATGGCTATTATGAGAACTTCGAACCAATGCTCATGGAGGTTTGGAACTCGTATGAGAACCTCAACTTCCTATTGGGTCGTGATTTTGAATACCAGCCTATTGGCCGTAATCAGACCGCCGATGAAGCCGTAGAAGTCGACAACACGATCCTAAACTTCCTCAATGATCACGGTATTCCATACGCCAGAGTTACCAATGATCCACAGGTTGACCGTATCACCCAGATCCTCAACCTCTGTGGTGTAAATACCCCAGTTAAGTAAGAGGTTAATATGGGTAAAATCCGTCGCATCATTCCATTTGGTTTCTGGCCATCCAATTGGGGAATGGCTGGCAAACGCCGAGAAGAGGCTGAAGCCGAATACTACTGGTCTGGTGAGGATCTGGATTACCGCCTCCTGGATATCAGGCATGACGACCAGGAATCCAAGGAATATCGCACAGCCAAACTCAAGCTGGATTACCGTTACCATAAGGTCGGCGAATTTGATTATGGTCTGGGTCTTCTTGAGAATAATGAGAAGCTCACAGAGTCTTCTAGAGCCCGAGAGATCGCCAAGTATCTGAATAGGTTTGGTAAGATCACGGCTGAAGATCTGGAATACCAGCTCTTTGAGTTATCCTATGAAGTCAAGGATACCGAGGCATATTTCAAAGAAAAGCTGAAGCTAGACGTTCGGTTTGGCAAGAAGACTGAACAGGAAGCAGACCAGGAACTCTTGGATCATAAGTTCGACGATAAGAGCTCAATTGATTACAAGAAGGAGCAGTTGGTTCTGGATCGCAAATGGGGCAAGATTTCTGAGAATGAATTCGAGAAGCAGACTGCGACTCTTGATAAGGAGCCTTGGTTCGATTTCATTGGTGCGGATAAGAAGATCACTGGTGATGCAGTTCAAGCAGCCGTTGAATTGGATTGGAACGACTACTTCGTTGAGTTCCTAGAGAGTAAGGGCTGGTCTGGAAGCTCGCCCGATGAGATCGTGGATAAATGGTTCGAAGACATGATGAAGCAGATGCTCAATGTGTATGAGGAGGATCTTATCGACGATGGTTCGGAGAATCCTATGCCCCTGGCCAGCCATAGTCGAACTAAGCGTGATGATGGTCTAACTGAGTATCGCTAAGAATAATGACGCTTTGAACTCCTGGGTGTTACCTTGTGTGACATTCAGGAGTTCCTATGACTGCCACATACGCAATCGTTGACGTCAGCAATTTGTTCCATCGCTGTAAGCATGTGACTCAGGGAGACGCGGCCACTAAGGCTGGTATGGCCCTTCACATCTGTTTCAACAGCCTCCGTCAGATCTGGCGCAAGTTCCATGCCACTCACATTGTTGTGGCTGTAGATGGTGGCTCATGGCGGCGTGAAGTCTACCCCGAATATAAGGCTCATCGCCGAGTAGCTGATGCTCTTAAGACTAAGAGTGAACGTGAGGAGGATGCCCTCTACTTTGATGCGATGAAGCTCTTCTTGGAGTTCCTCCGCAAGCGCACCAATGTCACCATTCTTGAGGCCAAAGGCTGTGAAGCCGATGATTTTATCGCACGGTGGATTGACCTTCACCCAGATGATCAACATATCATCTTCTCTGGTGACTCCGATTTCTATCAGCTACTCGCAGATAATGTAAAGATCTACGACGGTGTGAAGCAGTGGACGTTCACCAAGGATGAGGTTCTTGATGAGAACGACAAGCCAGCCTCCAAGGAGAAGACGACCACTGAGAAAGTGATCGGCAAGACCGGCAAAGTCAGGGAGGTCAAGAAGAAGGTTACCGAGGCGATCAGCCCGCCCGATCCACAGTATGAGCTATTCAAGAAGATCATCCGTGGAGATGCATCCGACAACATCATGAGCGCCAAGCCAGGAGCTCGTGAGAACGGTAGCTCGAAGAAGCCTGGTATCAGGGAAGCCTTCGAGGATCGTCAAGGTCGGGGTTTTGATTGGACAATGTTCATGCAGGATGAATGGGAAGATCATGAAGGCAACATGATCAAAGTTCAGGACGCTTATAAGCGGAACAAAGAGCTTATTGATCTACGTGAGCAGCCTCAGGAGATTAAAGACCTCATGGACGCCACTATTCTTGATGCCGTTCAGCAGCCTAGGAAGGCTCAGGTTGGCATCTACCTTCTGAGATTCTGCGAAGAAATGGCCCTGGTGAATATTGCGCGCCATCCGAACGATTACGCAGTATTCTTACAAGCGTCGTACAATTGAGGAATCGCAATCAGGCCACCAACAAAGATGTTGACTCACAAGGTTGCCCAAGCAATATAACGCTCGAACGTGGGGAAAGTTGCACATGCCCGTCGAAAGAGAATTCAAATACATCCTGCGTTCACCGGATAAGCTCTATAAGGCCCTCCATAAGGAATCTGGTGTCAGGGCGATCGCGGAGATCAACCAGGGTTATTTGAGCCGAGGTGGTCGGGTTCGTAGTCGCAAGTGGTGGCTCAAGAATGGCGAGGTCTTCTACAACTCACCTGCGGTAGCGAAGGTCGAATACATCTTCACCTATAAGCATGATCTTTCTGCCCAACCTGGATGCCTGGAGATCGAAACTCCGATAAGTGAGGACGATTTCAATCTGGCGTGGAATGAAGCAGATCACAAGATTACCAAGACGCGATTCCTCCTTGAGTGTCAGTATAATACGGGTGTGTGGGAAATTGATTTCTTCAAGGATACCAACGGTATCTACCTAGCCCTTGCTGAATTTGAGGTTCCAGCTGATTCTGGGCCTCCTGATCGACTTCATCCACTGGTTCAGAAACACCTCATCTATTCAGTTCCAGAAGGAGATGGTCGGTTTAAGAATCGCAAACTTTGTGAGCGCGGTCTCACGGAGAAATTGCTCAAGGAGATCGCCTGAATGTCTAAGCCGCGCCTCAATATGCGTCGTTACCACAACAAGATCCATTTCCCCGAAAACACGGCCTTGATGTGTCTGGAGTTCTTCGGCCAAATTCAGGATGTGGATCTGACCTACCATGCCGCTGAACAACTCATGGAAGATAAGCGATGTATCATCGCTCTTCCTACCCGAGACGAACTCCTCCATAGCACCAACACCCTTGTCGAATTCTACGAGCTCTGTAATGAGTTTGGTGAACCTATGGGGCGAATTCAGAAGATGCTGATCCGGGTTCATAACCTCCACGAGGATTATGACTTCTCATACGTGCTGGCTCGCGAGGGCTACATAGTGAGTGCCTGGGCCAATGATAAGAATGACGATCACCGCCTTGATAGCAAGGCGTCTCGCGACTACTACAAACCAGTCGTTATGGAAGAAGCTGAGTGAACGACCTTCCTCTTCGAGTAGCTCTTCAGCAAACCCTACAGGGTCTGGCCGATCAGATTCCAAGCTATGATCCTGAATATGATGCGGGCTTCGTAGGCGATGATACTCGTTATGAACATCTTCATTGGATGATTGATCAGTGTCTAGTCAATCTTATGGAATGGCCCACTGATAAGATCAGTCGGTGGATCGGCTTCATCCAGGGCGTTCAGGTGGCTCGAGGCGATATGGATAGTGATAAGGAGCGAGATCGCACCCGCCCCTTCTTCCATAAGGCCTATGAAGCAATGGGTTTGAAAAAGCCCGAGACCGTTGATCGTCATTCTGATGGTTCTATTGAGGGTCATCAAACCATTGATGATCTATTCCAGAAGCGCTGAGTTTATTGAACTCCTGTTGGTCATCCTGCTACAAATAGAGTGACCAACCGGAGTTCCAATATGAGTAAAATGCTCCAGCTGACCACCAATAGCTGGTTGATTCGTGCTTCATCAGGCACATCAGGTATCCTATTCAAGACCCAAGAGGGCTACCTCTTTATGAGCCCTGCTAGTCGTCTAGAGTTTGACGATCTAGACGCAGTTAAGAAGAAGTTTGGTAAGCTCGAGATTGAGCAACGCCAGGATGAAGATGAGGTAAGCCAGATTCATGGCTATCCTGTGAAGCACGAGCACATCGTGATTCAAAATGAGGATCCACCCCTCTATACGACTGGTGGCAAGGTGATCTTTGCTGCAGGTTATTGGGGCCTCAAGTTCCCCAACGGTTGGACCTCTGCCTTCTGCCCTAAGCAGAAGACGACTCAGGAATACGAGTCTTGTGGCCCCTTCCGTAGTAAGCTAGAATTGAACAACCATATCAGTTCATTGGTCACCCAGGAAAACCTACGAGCGAGCACAGGTCAGTGAGTCAAGTAAAGCGTTTTGTTGATAGGGTTCGGCAACAATCCAGAGCCCAATCAAGACAGATAGTCATGTCGATGGATGAAGCCCAGGATCTAGCCAATGACTTGGCTTTGTTGCTTCTTAGGGAGAATGAACTCCTCAAAGAGATCAGTGAGCTCAAGAATGCCAATAGGGTTACGGAGATTGTAGTCAACGGAGGTGGGTTCAAATGAAAATCGATTTCTGCTCTGACCTCCATGTCGATGCCTGGCTTCATGAAACCAAACTCCATGACCCCAAGGAGAGAATGTGGCTTGGTGAGCCCTATAAGTCTACCTTCGTTCATATTGATTGGGAAGTTTACAAGAACCCAGATAGCCGAATCCTAGTCATTGCTGGAGATACAGCGAATACCATGACTACCACGGCATCTGTTCTTGAAGTAGCGGCTCAATCATATGAATACGTAGCCGTCATTGACGGTAATCATGACCACTATGATAGCGGTGTAAGTGTCGAGAAAGGTGGAGCCCTCCTCAAGCAACTGACTTCACATTTGCCGAATGTCTGGCATCTTGATGGAGAGACGGGCCTGGTAGTCGATGATGTGGCGTTTCTTGGCGTCACTGGTTGGTATGATTGGAAGTGCTTCGAAGACCGAGGTATCAGCGAGATTATCGCTCGTGTTACTTGGAAGCAATACAGCAATGATTCGGTCTATCCAAAGTTCGATTGCGGCTCACCAGAATTCCTAGCTATGGTTCAGGCCGTTAATCTGGCTGAGCAAGTCAAACTGGCGAATGAAGATGATGCTATCAATCACATCGTTCTGACCACCCACATGAGCCCAAGGGGCGATATCATGGAGTGGAAGACCAACAATGCTGTTTGGAATGCCCTAACACCAAGCTATGTAAACAGTGGCCTTCAGTCAGTTCTAGGCCAGAATACCAACAAGAAGATCAGTCATTGGATCTACGGTCATACCCATCAGCGACAGATGGTTCAAAAGGATGGGATCATCTACGCCAACAATGCTCGTGGCTATCCAAGGGAGAATCCGCCCTTTACCTTGACTCAAATTGAGGTTCCTGCTAAGTAGGCGATATGAACCACTGGATATTCAATCCTCCGTTCATGCCCTGACCTCGGCGAATAGACGCTGAGGCCTAGGCATGTGGAGGTCAACATGCGAAACAGGTCTTGGCGCCGTGCTCAGAGGGAGCGCGTGATCGCCCGCACTCGCCGTTGGATGAAGGATAACGGCTGGTTCAATCAACCCTTTACCCGATGGTCTGATCCAGAGGGTGAAGAAGCTATCCGCAAGAACGCGGTCACCCCTCACCCCTGCTCAGGTCATTGTTGCGGTAATCCCCGCAAATGGTTTGGTCAGGCTACTCGCCAGGAGTTACTGGCTGGGCTCCGAGAGCGAGACGAATACTAATAGGCCGGTTGGAAGCACCGTTCCTTGAGCGCTTGCTCAACCGATGGTGTGACCAACCAGCTGACATCCTCACCAAGCATTGCGAGTTCACGAGCCGTTGAACTACTGACGTGGAGATAGGTCTCTTGGCAGATGAAGTGGGTGAAGATTACGCTGCTATCCAAGCGGCCCGCTATACCTGTGAGCGAAAACTCATCATTGAAATCGCTGGCCTGTCTAAGGCCCCTGACGATATGAGTAGCACCCACATCATGCGCGTATTTGATGATACTGATTCCTGAGTATTTGCCCATCAGCAATCGACCATGGCTTAATGCCTGGGATAGGATCGGGTTCTTCCATTCCTTGATGGCGCTCTCGATGAGTTCGAGGCGTCGCTCAACGGGGAAGAAGCCGGTCTTGGCGGCGTTCTTACCAACCGCAACATGGGTGGTTTCGAAGGTTTGAACCGCCTTACTCAGGATATCCAAGTGACCCCTGGTAAGTGGATCAAAGGATCCGGCGTAAAGGCCGACCGTGCTCATGAGTATAACCCCTTCAGGTGTTCGATGATATTGCGCATTTTCATCTGAGCTGACTCAATCACGCCATCATTGTGGATGATGTAATGGCTTTTGACCAGACGATCTGCTTCACTGATCTGGCGATCCATTAGTAGGATCATCTTCTCCTGAGTCATACCAGGCCGCTTCATGACACGCTCTTCGCGGATTTCTCTGGGACACTGGATAGCGATAACAAAATCGCATTGCTTAGCCCAGCCCATTTCAAAGAGCAGTGGTGCGTCAATGACAAGGAAGGGAGAGATATCACCAAACATGATACGGCCCCGGAGATCCAGTTCTAGATTCTCCATCATGAGTTCCTCAACCCGAGTGAGGAGGTTGGGAAACTTGGTGACCTGTTGAGCGACCATTTGGCGAGTCACTGGCGCATCAAGACCAATCTCCGCACCAATGTAATCAGCGACCTGGCTGTTCTGGTAAAGCTCGTGAACGGCTTGATCTACATCATAGATGGGGATTCCTAGATCCTTTACGACCTCAACGAGGGTGCTCTTACCTGCACCCATGCCACCAGTAAGACCAACGATCCTTTTAAGACTATCCATGTGCCTGACTTAACACAGATCGCCCACCTGTCAAGTTTGCTAAATATCCATGTGCTTAATGGAGGTTGGATATGTCGCGCCCCAAACCCAAGGTTGTTTTGGATTACACGGATCCTAAGACTTACAAGTCAGAGCAGATCCTTGAGGCCGAGGCTATCTATGCTGTTTTCTATGATGGCAAGCCAATCAACCTTCGCTCCATCAATAGCCTCCTCAACTACCCAGCCGCCAAATACAAGAAGGTGAGCTTCAGCAATCCAGGCCATGCTTTCAATCTGGCCGAGAAGCTCAACAAGCTCTTTAAGACTGACAAGTTCAAGGTCTATGAGTTGACTGGTGGTAAACCCATCACCGAGTGACTATCCACCAATCACTCCTAGGTGCCATAAGAAGCGCACACAAAGCAAAGCCCGCTCCGGCAGCTACAAACATTGACACCATGACCGATCATGAGGTCATTCGGATGATGTTTGTGAATCTGAGAACTGGTGATGGTAGTTACAGGGGCCTACAGTTGAGCCAAGGCGGCCTAGCTATCATGGAGAGCTTCTTCAAATCCTATCCAGTCGTCTTCCCCGATCAGCAGACATTCTCATCACGACACATCCTCTACCTGGATAGAATGTGCTCCATGCCCTGGAGTGCTTCTGCAATGTTGCCTGTGACGATTACCTTCTTCGAACCCGACCTGGCAATGCGTGCCAAATTAGTCGGCGATCTCGACGTGCTCCTTACAGCGTTCACCAATTAACCAGAAAAAGTTCGCCCTTGGGCCGTTTCTTTTATTGCGCATTCTCGGATGCCACGCTAACCAGCCTTTAGCGCGGGGCCACCCAAACGGAGGTCAAAGCGTAGCAAATCAGGAAGACTCCTGGCCATCAGAAAGTTGGTTGACAGGCATTCGACTGGTGTTACGTTGGCTGAGGTTTAGGTTAAACCGTTAGGCCATTTAGAAGGAGCAAACATGTCTAAGGCGAAGGGTAACAATCGTATCGACACTCTGACGGTAAAGCCGTCGGAAGCTGCGATCGCGATCAAGCATATGATCAACGTCAACCTCGAGAACGCCAAGCGCGGCAAGAAGCGGCGCGGCCTTTTCATCTGGGGTGCGCCTGGCATCGCCAAGTCGAGCGTTGTCGAGCAGGTGTGTGATGAGCTGAACTTCAAGCTCATCGATATTCGACTCACGCAGATGGAGCCGACCGACCTTCGCGGTATTCCGGTCCCCTTCCAGTCGAAGGCCGGCGATGGCAAGGCTTACGTTCAGTGGGCTGTGCCGGATCTGCTGCCCAAGCGCGATGCTGGTTCGCGTGTTTGCTCACTCAAGGATGAGCTGAGCGGTCACGAATATGACGGCGCAATCATCCTGCTCGACGAGCTGCCCAACGCGGCGCCTTCGGTTCAGGCCGGTTCCTACCAGCTGGTTCTCGACGGTGCGCTGGGCGAATACAACGTCCCCGACAACGTGGTGGTTATCGCTGCTGGTAACCGCGAGACGGACAAGGGCGCTACGTTCAAGATGCCCACGCCGCTCCAGAATCGCTTCACGCACATCGAGATGCGCGTCGACTTCGAGGATTTCCAGACCTACGCGCTGGGCGCCTCGTTCCACTCGGCTGTGGTCGGCTACCTCTCGGCGTTCAAGCACGAGCTGTTCCAGTTCGAAGCAACCAGCGCTTCGCGTGGTTTCCCCACCCCGCGTTCCTGGGAGAGCGTCAGCGACATTCTGCGCGGCGACCCCAACATTCCGGAGATGGTGCAGATGGCGCTCATCGCGGGTGCGGTCGGCGACGGCATCGCAGTCAAGTTCCTGGAGTATCGCAGGAATGCGGCGAATCTGCCGGCGGCGAGCGACGTGCTCGAGGGCAAGGTTACTGACCTGAAGAAGGGCGCGGATATCAGCCTCATGTATGCGCTGACCACCTCCTTGTGCTACGAGCTCAAGGACCGCTTCGATGCCCAGAATGTCAAGGGCGCCAAGGCCGAGGACAAGAAGAAGTTCAACTCGAACGTCGACAACTTCCTGGGCTTCATGATGAAGAACTTCCAGTCGGAAATGGTCATCATGGGCTCGCGCACGGCGCTGGCGATCTTCCGGATCACCTTCGACCCGAATGGCATGAAGAATTGGGACGAGTTCTCCGACAAGTATCAGGACCTGATTCTCCAGGCCTGATCTACTGTTACCCGTTGGCCTAACGGGGAAGGGGCGGTGCGGCAACGTGCCGCCCCTTCAATACTCTCACCTAATATCTTGACAGATAGCACGGCTCAGCTATACTGAGCAGGTAAACCAATAAGGAAGGATCTCATGGCAGCTAATATGTCTGATCCGGTAGTTCAGGCCATTGTAGCAGCGCGCGTTTCGTTGCTATTCAACCAGCCGTTCTTCGGAAACCTCGCAACCCGGATGGAGCTCGTTGACGCCACCAAGTGGTGTAAGACGGCAGCGACCGATGGTCGCAAGCTCTATTACAATCGCGAGTTCATCAAGTCACTGACGCCCGATGAGCTCCTCTTCCTTATTGGCCATGAAGTGCTCCATTGCGTTTATGACCACCTGGGCCGTAAGGGCTCACGTGAGCACAAGCTCTGGAACATGGCCAATGACTACATCGTCAACTACACCCTCGTCAAGGAGAAGCTGGGCGACATGCCCAAGGGCGGTCTTTACGACGATCGTTATACTGATGAGATGATCTCGGAGGAGGTGTATCGCCTGCTGGAGCAGAACCAGACCAAATTCCAGATGACACTGGATGAGCATCTGGAACTCGACGGTTCGGATGGCGACGATGACGGCGATGGTAACGGCGGCGGCCAGTCGGTCACGGTTACGGTTCAGGGTGGCCCCGATGGCCCGCCGAAGCTGACCGAGGAAGACAAGCAAAAGATCCGCAACGAGATCAAGGCGGCTGTCATCAACGCGGCGCAGGCCGTTGGTGCGGGTAAGGTCCCCGCCGGTGTTAAGCGCCTCATTGATGCGTTCACTAACCCGGTCATGGATTGGCGCACCCTGCTCGAGATGCATATCCAGTCGAGCATCAAGGATGACTATACGTTCGCCCGCCCGAGCAAGCGCTCGTGGGGCTTCGGCGGTGGTGCTTCGGTCATCCTGCCGGGTCAGAACTTCAAGGATACCGTCGACGTTGCGGTTTGCATTGACACCTCGGGGTCGATGACTGACGAGATGCTCAGGGACTTCCTCTCGGAGACCAAGGGCATCATGGAGACGTTCGATGAGTTCAAGCTCACGCTTTGGACCTTCGACACGCAGGTCTATAACCCGAAGGTCTTCACGTTGAGCAACATCGACGAGATCCTGGATTATGAGCCTGCCGGTGGTGGCGGCACGATGTTCGAGTGTAATTGGGAGTTCATGCGTGACCCCGCAGGTTCTGGCTTTGCGGACGTCGAGGGTATCGGCGATTCCATCGAGCCCAAGAAGTTCGTGATGTTCACGGATGGTTATCCGTGCGGCACTTGGGGCGAAGAGGATTACTGCGATACGCTCTTCGTGGTTCACGGCAACACCAACATCGTTGCTCCGTTCGGTATGACTGCCTACTATGTCAAGGAAGACGAGCGTAAGGCGGCGTAATCCGTAACCCTGATGAGTTGATTGGCCGGAGAGTGGAGGTTCATTCTCCGGCCAATCATTGAGGTGTAAATGACCGAGATCGAGAAACCAAAATCAGAGCATCCTCCAATGTCGACCATAGTCGGTGCTGGAATTCTAGCTGCCATAATAGCCCAATGTATCAGCGGATGGATTCACTATCCGCTAGTTGATTGGCAAAGGCTCATAGTAGCAATTCTGGCTATGCTCCTGACCTATCGGTTCCTCTGATGCACAAGCCTACCCTTATCAAAGTGCTTAAGATCCTCAAAGACTATGAGCCTCTTGACCCCGTGGCTACGCGAATGCTGATAGAGCATGTTGTGCTGGGTGCCAAACAACGCGATAGCTCACTAGACCCTAAGAAGCTCTTAGCGGGCGCTGGTCTCTAACCCTTCAATATAGACTCTGGTATGGCTGGTTCTATATGCTAGCCGCATGAGCTATCCAGAAAGTCTAGTCTTCACCGACTTCGAGATCCCCAGGGACCAACTATTTCGAAATCGATCTCAGGGGCCAATGAATCCGTCTTGGACGAGGGTCTTATTCACCATTCCTAATGGATGGGATGCCAGCGAGGCCATCAAAGATTGGATGGCCAGCAATACGCCAGGTGAATGGCAGGCCTACACCTACCAGAACCCTAAGGGTAAATCCAATGACTATATCATGGTGGTTCGGTTCCAGGATAAGAACGATGCCTTGATGTTCAAACTTCGTGGTGGTCATCAGGCCTGGGAAGGCTCCTAAGAATATTGATGATAGAGTGGTCTCCATAGTAACCAAGCTAGGCAACTAAGGAGAATTACTACATGGCACTCGTACCAATGGTCGTTGAGCAGACCGCTCGTGGTGAACGCAGCTACGACATTTACTCACGACTCCTCAAGGAGCGTATCGTCTTCCTCAACGCCGAGGTCGAAGATCACATGGCACAGTTGGTTTGTGCCCAGCTGTTGTTCCTTGAAGCTGAAGATGCCGAAAAGGATATCTACCTCTACATCAACTCGCCGGGTGGTGCGGTGACTGCTGGATTGGCGGTTTATGATACCATGCAGTTCATCAAGCCAGATGTTGCCACGCTCGTAATGGGACAGGCCTGCTCAATGGGAAGCTTCTTGGCCCAGGCTGGTGCTCCTGGTAAGCGCTTTGTGTTGCCCGAATCACGCACGATGATTCATCGAGTGAGTTCTGGCACTCGTGGCACCTCGGGTTCGGTTCACGTTCAGGATCTGGAATTCGAGGATGTCAAGCGCTCCATTGAGGAGAGTCGTCGAGTCAATCAGCGTCTTACTGAGCTTTATGTGCGTCACAACACCAAGGGTAAGGCCTATGATGAGCTCTTCGAGACCATGAAGTTCGACACCTTCCTCTCGGCTCAGGAAGCCGTGGATATGGGTCTTGCCGATCGTATCATCGCATCGCGCGCCGATGTTTGACATATTGGAGTGGAGCTCGTATAGGGCGGGCTCCACTTTTGAGGAACACTGTTTTGGAAGTCATGGCATTCTAAGGCCACACTCCTAGGGATCACTGATCCCCACAGTTCCTTTGATTTCATAGCGTGGCCCAAGTGAGCGACACAATGTCGCCCCTTCCACTTTCGCAGATCGATTTCTGCCTAGAGGCTTCCTATGACTTACCAATTTCCAGTGATCACCCATCTGAGCCAAGTTCTTGACGCGATTGAAGGTCGTGAAGAATTCGTGATTCGTGTTTCGGATGAGCACGATTATACGATCGTCAACTATGCGGTGAATTTCGAGGATACCTTTCCTCCGGTGACCGATGAGCGAACGGCGATTCTGCGTGAATGTCGTGGGATCACATTCAGAACCTCCACCGGTGAGATCCTGTCGCGCAAGTATCACAAGTTCTTCAACTTGGGTGAACGGCCCGAAACCTTGCCAACCAATGTCGATTGGTCAGTGCCTTATCGCAAGTTCGACAAACTTGATGGTTCGATGATCACACCGCTTCTTATCAATGGTGAGATCCGATGGTGTACCAAGATGGGTTTGACTGATGTTGCTAAACCTGTTGATGAATTCACTCGGGATAAGATCCACTACCATGAGTTCGCGAAGTATTGGATAGACCAGGGTTTCACGCCTATCTTCGAATGGTGTTCACGCCAGCAGCGAATCGTGATTGATTACCCTGAGGAAGCGCTAGTTCTGACAGCTATTAGGGAGAACATCACAGGCACCTACAAGTCATATGACGAGATGCGAGAGGAGGCCGATACCTACGATATTCCTTTGGTTCAGGCTGGCCCAGAGATCACTGGCTTCGATGAAGAGGCGGTAGCCGAGATTCGTGCGCTAGAAGGGCGTGAAGGCGATGTGTGGCGAAATCGCGCTGGTCACATGTTGAAGCTCAAAGGTGATCACTACTGCCTGATTCACAAGACTCTCGAACACCTCAACTTTGAGAAGGATGTGATTCGGCTTATCCTCGATGAAAAACTCGACGATGCCAAACCCTTCCTACCGGAGGATCTGGTCAGTCGAGCCGATGATTTCGCGAAATCAATCTTCACTGGGTTGAAGAAGAGGGCGTCTGATCTCTACTGGGAAGTTCAGGCCGATTTTGACAACCTCAACGGTAGTAAGAAGAAGTTTGCAGACCGGGTGAAGACTCGCCCAGATGCCCGCTTCCTCTTCTGGACCTGGGACCATATCGAGGATGGTGAAGATGCCGTTTACGACATGTTGGCCAATGCGGTTGGTGATAATCTAGGGTCACAGACCAAAGTAAATGCCTTCCGATGGGTATGGGGAGGCAGTTCCTGGTCAGCCTTCAGGGATACGCCTACGGAGGAGTGACAGACCCCTTGGGTCGTGTTACCTTGATAGCACGACCCATAAATACGGGGTGAATATTCTGAGATCCACTAACCAACAGACGGTGCTAGCTAGGGGCTTCCCCATCGTGCTTGAGGTTACACACCTCAAGCAGACAGATGTCGATATGCTCTACAGCCTGATCGAAATCTGGTTACGTAAGCATTGCCGAAGCCCTTGGAATCTCGAAGAAATTCAAATAACCAAAGAACGACCACATACCTACATCAGACTGGTCTTCCAAGATCCTAGAGAGGCTGTCTATTATAAGCTCAGCCCTTCATTCCTACATCACAAACCAGCCTTACCGCTATTCCTACAATCTCGCACCATACACTAGTGGTTCTTACTACTTGACACCATATGCTAACCTGCTAGTTGGGTTATTGGCTATGGAGCATATTGCTTATTGGCACAGATCGGAAAGTTGCGGTTGGGTCACGGTCTCTGAGTGGCTAAACCCTCTGGCTTGGAGAGCCACCGGTGTAACGAGTTTGCCTTTCTGATTAGAAGTCCCCCTGGGAGATCGAACGTGTCAAAGTTTCGCATTGTGATGGATATGGATTTTACCAACCTAGTGGGTGATACCCTAGGTAGTGAAGCATCGGATCTTGAAGTAGTTCGAGATTCATTCCAGAGCATGGTCTTAAAAGCAGCTAGAGCTGATGCTACCCGAGAGCTTCATCGGGTGCGGCGTGACCAAGATATTGACCTTGATGTCAAATCGATTCGCATGGCTGAACAGATTCGCAAAATTATGGCCACGCTGATGGCGGAGGCCAACCTCAAGGTCGAATCAATCGAAGAGGATGTGCCAGTTCATACTCGGCTACCCTTCGAAGAGCGATACCAGGATGCTAGTCTAGCAGCATAAACTGGTTGACCCTTTGGTCATCTGAGTCTATTGATTCTAGATGACCCAAGCCACCTGGATTATCCACAAAGAGATACTCGATCGGCTTACTCCTCATGGTAAGCCGCTGGCCCAAGTGATCACAGAAGCTGGTCACAAGGTTCAAGAGGTGTCTTGGAAGATGGGTCAGGATCTCCAGGATCTGGAATTAACTGGCAGCACACCAGTGGTTCTCTATGGCGGTCATCCATTCGTCAAAAAGATCTACAACCAGGTCGATCCAGCATTTCTTCAGCCTGGCGGTCTAGGTGTGAATGATCGCACCCGTGCGACTCAATATATGAGCCATCTACCTTTGGATTGGTTCATGAATGCTGAAGCTCATATGATGACCTGGGCTATGTTTAAGACTCGGGCCAAATCACTCTTCTATACCCATGATACTAACGAGCTATTCATTCGCCCAGATAGTGGTTTCAAGACCTTTGCGGGCCAACTGGTCAAGTTTGGCACCATTGCGGATGATCTGAAGACACTGGATCAATTAAGTGGCGTGATGCCCGATACTCTCATCTTGGTTGCACCTACGCAGGATATCCTAGGTGAGTTCCGCTTCGTCATCGCAGATGGCAAAGTGGTCACGGGTTCAGAGTATCGCTGGGATGATAAGCTGGATATCCGTCGCGATTGGCCTGAAGAGTGCGAAGCGCTCGCTCGCAAGGTTGCCCAGCATGAATGGCAGATCGATATAGCCTATACCTGTGATGTCGCGCTCCTTGAGGGTGGCCCCAAACTGGTAGAGCTTAATGGATTCTCCTGTGCGGGCCTTTATGCTTGCGATTTGGCCAAAGTAGTTCAGAGTGTGAGTAAGGCGGCCATCAGGGAGTTCCTAGGAGATGATGTGGATCTATCGGAAGATTGATCATGATTTCATTCACATCACCTTTCTGAAATGGCGTGACCTCTTTCATTTACGTCGCCGCTATACCGTTGATTTTATCATACCCGAAGCTAGCGCGATCTGGTTACCCAATCCATGTAAACGCACCATTGATATGGTGGTTGGTTCGGCCAATGGAGTCTCCTTGAGAGCATGGTTCAAAGATCATGGTCGTGGTCGTTTCAAGGTTGAAATTCCAACACCGAGCGATAAAGATGCCCTGGTTTTCACCTCTGACATGACTGTTAGATTCACCGATAAGAAGACGGCAATGTTGGCCAAACTTACGTGGGGTGGTCGATGATCTTCCGCCAGAAAGTTCGTAGGAGTGGTGGAGGGGATAATCCACTCGATCATGGCATCTTCTTCCACTACTACAAGGCAGGCAGCTTCTGGGATAGGTTCCGACCCTATAGGGCTGAAGTAGTTCTCCGAGATCTGACCTACAAAAGCATCGGTGCGGATCAGACCAAAAGCCTCAAAGAAATCCTCGAATCCAACCTCTGGATACACAATGATCAGCAGATCTGGCCATGGATAGAAACCATGGTCACACGGGGCAAGGTCAAAATGACTGTGGGCCATAGATTCTCGATCGAAGGCTACATGATGAAGGCTCACAATAAGCCCTTGCCTGATGATGAGAAGCCCTGGATACGAGTTCGATTTTCTGATAAAGGAACGGCTGCTCTTTTCAAGCTAACCTTTGGTGGCCGATAATGTGGTTGACGGAAGGAAGATGTCATTTAGGTTGGCTATATGATTGAACTCTATAACAGCCAGACCAGAAGTCTCGAGACATTCACGCCGGGTGACTCCAGAAATGTCACGATGTATGTGTGTGGGCCCACCGTTTATGGGCCAGCACATATTGGCAATGCCCGACCAGCTCTAGTCTTCGACCAGCTCTTTCGGGTATTACGACATGTCTATGGTAATCAGAGCGTTCGTTATGCGAGGAATGTCACAGATATCGATGATAAGATCATCATGGCGGCTAATCAGCAAGGCATGGAGATCAGTGAGATTACTGAACCAGCTCTTGCGGCCTATCATGCCGATCTTCAGGTTCTGAACTGCCTGCCTCCTACTCTTGAGCCCAAGGCTACTGAATCGGTTCAGGCTATGATCACTTTGATCAGACGGCTGGTAGTCTCCAGACATGCCTACGTGAGGAACAGTGAGGTCTTCTTTCACGTTCCTAGCAATCCCCACCCTGGTCTGGCTAATCATACGGATTTGGATTCAGGCGGTCGAGTTGCCATTGATCCTAAGAAGAAGGATCCAAGGGATTTCGTGCTCTGGAAGCCAGCCAAACCTGGCGAACCCTGGTGGAATTCGCCCTGGGGTAAAGGTCGGCCAGGGTGGCATATTGAATGCTCGGCTATGATCGCCAAAGAGTTCCAGGAGCAAACCATCGACATTCATGGAGGTGGTCAGGATCTACGCTTTCCCCATCATGAAGCCGAGTGCGCCCAGAGCCATTGTGCCCTGGATAAGCCCCTGGCTCGCTATTGGCTCCACAATGGTCTCCTGACCGTTGATGGCGAAAAGATGTCAAAGAGTCGCGGTAACGTGATCCTGTTGAATGAGCTCTTTGAGCGCTATCCAGCTGAGTCAGTTAGATACTTTTTCTTGCGGAGCCACTACCGCAGCCCCATGGATTTCACCTGGGATAAATTGGAACAATCACACAGGGCTCTATCTGGGCTCTACGATACTCTGTACGCAGCCGACGATCTTAACTACCCTGAGGTAGTAAGACCCAATGAGGCATTCATGGAGGCCCTCTACGGGGATCTAAACACGCCTTTGGCTCTAAGCCTCCTTCATAGCTTTACGGATGACCTGAATGGGTCGGAATCCAATAGAGCTATGGCTAAGGCTCAGCTGCTCACATGTGGCAGAATGCTAGGATTGTTTTCACATACACCTCACCAATGGCGCACTCTGGATGTTGACAAAGAAGCGGTTGAGGCTCTAATCGCCGCTAGAGGTATGGCACGACTCAACAAGGATTATGCTGAAGCTGATAGGATCCGTCAGCAACTTACACTTATGGGGATCACGCTTGCCGATGGTATTCACGGCACCGAATGGAGGAGGACCTAATGGTCTATGATTTTATCACGTTCGGCGGGATCCTCTTCTGGATCATCGTCGGTGTTATTGCTCTGGTCATCGCGGCCGAGATCAACGATGAAAAGGTTGGAATGGCATCAGTAACCCTGATCGGTTCGGCCTTGGCAATCTTCGCATTTACCGATGCGAAGACCTCACTAGGAGGGGTGATTACCACGCACCCCTGGTATATCGTTTATGGGTTCCTGGGATATTTGGCCCTAGCGGTCGTCTGGGCCACTATCAAATGGCGCCTCTTTTACCTGCCCAAGATCTTCGACGCCTATGATGAGTTCCGCCAGTCATGGTTGGCTCAGAAAGGCTTGAAGGATATGCCAGCTGACCAGCAGACTCGAGATCTATTCGCGAGTGCTGTAAGGGGTGCTGGTGTGGATGTGACCTACACCCGCATGGTCAGGCATAACAAGGCGCGAATCACTACGTGGATGGTCTTCTGGATCTTCTCGCTCATCGAGACGTTCCTGGGCGATTTCCTCCAGCGAGTATTCGCGTCGCTCTACAATGCGGTGGCCGGCCTGTTCCAGCGTATGTCGGATGGTATGGCCAGCAAGTATAGCGAACTCGACTAATTGGTGGATGGCGGAGCGCAGGTTCCGCCATCTCCATATCGGATGAGAACGGTTGACTCTTTAGGGAAAAAGCCCTAAATAGGAGCCATGTTCCTGTAGCTCAACTGGCTAGAGCGGCAGACTCTAAATCTGCAGGTTCCGGGTTCGATCCCCGGCAGGGACGCTAGAATAGGAGGCATGTCATGTTTGTATTGGCCACAATGGGTCAAGACCCAGATCGAGAATTCAAGAACTTCAAAGACGCAGAGCTCGATGAACTCGAGGCTAAGATCAAAGCTGAACGAATGCATCGTGGAGCGGAGCGTGAGATCAAATGGCCCATCGAGACCGATGAATTCAGACTCGGCACAAGCAAGAGCGATAATGACCATGAAGCTACTGAGCTGGGTCTACCTGATCGTTGTGCGAATGGCTTCCGTTATGCGGGGCTCGAGATCTTCTTCCGTGTCAAGATCTTCGAGAATGGCACGGTGGCTGCTACCCATATCCGTGAACCAAAGAGCAAGGCCTGGATTGAGTTCGGCCGGGCCGTAGAGATGAACTGCGCCTAATGCAGAACCCCTTCAACATCAACGGTCTGGTCTTCTGGAATGAGGAGGAGATCAAACTGCGAGAAACCTTCCGGGACTTCTTCGCAGCTAGGGTCAGGGCTGATCTCCTCGCCCTAAATGGCCGCTGGGTCTTCCATTACATCGAGGCGCCGTTACTCAATCCGCGCGATCTCCTCAATGAGAATTACACACCGGATGACATTTGGGTTCAAGGGGAAAGGATGGGTGAAGGCGGAAGGCAACTCGCCCTGAGGCCCGAGACCACTCCTGGCAGCTATGCCTATGCCCAATATCTACTCAACAGCCAGTTGGGCGTCTTTCCACCTCTTGTGGTGTGGCAGGCGGGTAAGAGCTTTCGGCGAGAAATCATCCAGCCAACCAAGCACATGCGGTTGAAGGAGTTCTATCAGCAGGAGTTCCAGTGTATTTTCACTGCTGATACGGCAAATGATTATCACGCGGCTATGCTCGAACCGGTGAGGAAGATGATTGGAGCGATGATCCATCTCCCCACTAGGATCGTAGAAAGTGATCGTCTACCCTCCTATAGCCTGAAGACTATGGATGTTGAAGTCTGGAATGGCGACAAGTGGATGGAAGTCTGCTCGATCAGCTTACGAACTGACTTCCCCCAGAAACTGGTCTTTCAGGGTAAGAAAGAGCTACTCGAGAAAGACGCTCGTGTGCTCGAGATTGCTATCGGTTTGGATCGTTGTGTCTATAACTGGCAACAGGCCCAGCGCGAAGATATTGACAAGATACCACCTGCCCTCGATCCTCCTGAAGCTGATGAAGCATGATTCGAGAATGCAAAGCTGGTGTTACCAGACGCTTGACATTCTGGTGTATCGCTGTAGATCAGCCATATGAAGTTCGTAGTCTACAGCCGCGCCACAATGATGGCAGTCAATCCGCCCAACACCTATTGGGCGCTGATCAGCATCTGTGAGAAGGGTGATTTCCCCGAGGTTCATGAGAATGAATTCATGGTCGGGCGGCTGAACCTGCAGTTCCACGATATCGATGCCTATAAGAATGGTGAGCCCGAGACAGAGGATCGGATCCTCTTCGACAACACCATGGCCAAGAGGATCGTTGATTTCGTGATCGCCCATCGTGAGCGCGGCATCAGCGTCATCTACGTTCACTGCCTCATGGGCAGGTGTCGTAGTGCGGGTGTCGCGGCGGCCCTGGATAAAGCTATCAACGGTGATGATAGCAAGTATTTCGGGCGCGGCCCCTATCAGCCCAACATGCGCGTCTACCGTGGTGTGTTGGAAGAGTGTCATGAGCGCGGATTGATCTAATTGACTTCCGCGCTCATGATCCGTATAAGTAGGCATATGAAGAAGGTTCTTACCCACCACTAGGCCCCTAGGGCGCCTCCGCTCACCATCGAAGCAACCTAAAGTCTTTGATACAAAGTGAGTGATTTCAATGCCCTATTACCCTACTGAAAATGATGATCACGTCGACGTTTGGTTCGATGATGTGACTCTACCTGAGCAAGACGGCAAGCTAGGTGAGGCGAAGATCAATAGCCTCTATGCGGAAGATGACTTCCCCGACCTAGACTTCGTGGATAGTGTGAATTCCAAATACCCTGGCTGGTTCCTAGTTCGGATTACTGGCTTCATCGCCTCCACCTTCTCTGAAATGAAACCATGGCTTGACCAAAACGTCAAGTTCGGTGATTTCAAGAAGATTGGTTGGGATAGCGGTTGCTCTTCAAGCGTCGGTGTCATATTCGAATCACCAAAGGATGCGATGATGTTTAAGTTGAGGTGGCGATGACTTATTGGACCTGGAGTGGCCATAATGGTGAGCTCCCCACCCTTCACGTTTTCGACTATGGCCTGATCAATCTCTGGGAAGATGGCCTAACGGTCGAGGATCATTGGTCAGATGCTGATCCACCACACCTGAAGCCTGAAGTGTTGGCCGACCTCAAGGAATGGGGTGGTGAATGGCATCCAGAAAGCCTTCACATCCAATTTCCAAATGGCAATGAAGATGGAGCAATGATGTGGAAGCTCAAGTATGCCAGCAAAAGCGGTTGTACATCACCGGAGCCCAAGGAAGAGCCTGATGAGAATGGTGTCATTCATCTGAAAGGCTCAGGGTTGGGTGAAATAATTTGAAATTGGCGGTTGACACGTTTGAAAACTGCCATATGTTGAACTGGTATCCGATGTTGGATACGTAGAGAAAGGAATACACAATGTTGACCAACTCGTTCCTGTAGGAAGCCATTGCCCGCTACGAAGCGGATAATGACGATGAGGCCTTCGAAGCTGCCTCCAACAAGCTTCGCATCTACAGCATCATTCGCGGCGACCTGGAGATGACTCCGGGCAAGATGGCAAGCCAGGCTTGTCACGCGGCCAAGAATTGTGTGCTCCTCGCGAGCCGACGCGATCCTGAACTCCTGCGTGTTTATCAGGGCCCCGACTTCATCGGCACTCAGATCATCCTCAAGGCCAAGAACGAAGCAGCTATCCAGCGCGCTTATGAAGAGGCCAAGGCAGCTGGTCTGATCACCTCGCTCATTGTGGATAAGACCCATGTCATTCCGGGTACTGCGTTCGATGGCAACCCCATCGTGACGGCGCTCGGTATTGGGCCCTGTACCAAGGAGCAGGCCCATGCGATCACCAAGCGTTTTTCGGTGGTCGGCTGATGAAACCGGAGTTTCAAACAGCCATGCAGGAAGCCACTCAGGCTTACCTGAGCGTGTGGCGCAAGCATAACGTCAACTTTGCCAATCCTGTGACTCAGATGAAGGATCGGCTTTGGAGCGAGATGCTTCGTGCGGCATGGCCCGAATACACCACTGTCGATACTCGAGGAGGCAGTTACTCCGAGATGCGTCGGTGGTGTGATGGGCAATCTTCATCCTATTGGGTGAACGGCGGTGGCAGCCGCTGGTATTTCGAGCGTCGGGATATTGCGGCGCTATTCAAACTTACTTTTGGAGGAGCACAACATGACTAATTTCACTTTCACGACCCGCGAAGAGTATCTGGCTTATCGTGCCGATTGGCGTGCCCGTTACAAGGCACAGAGCGAGAAGATTCGCGCGGTCAAGCGCCAGTTGGCTTCGTTGAAGGGCCAGGATACTTCCTATGTGCAGTCTTCACTCTACCTTCTCCGGAGAACGGCCAACGAGATGATGGTCGAGCTCACCGAGGCCAAGGAGTTCAAGAATGCCCAGCTGGCTGCACGCCAGGCTGAAGCAGCGTAAGGAGGCACAGATGAGCGTTCACGGTATTCAGCCCAAATTCACCGATTATAAGGGCTACCAGGCGTGGCGTTCCGATTGGCGTGAGCTTTATGCTCACGCTGGTTCGGAAGTCAGGCAAAGCAAGTATGGGATCAAGGCCTTACAGCGAGAGTTGGATAGGATCCAGACCAGCCTGATCTTGGATCGTTCCAATGAGGAGAAGCTTGCAGCTCTTGAAGAGGTGAAGAGCCAGCTATCTAGGGCGATGAAGGAGCATGGTTATAAGCGAGCGATCGCGCGTAAGCTCATGACAGCCCTGGATACTGCTAAGATCCGTTGGCAGCAAATCAGGGATATGAAACGAGGTATTCAGGAACAGGCCAGGGAATTTCCCCTCGAGGTGGAAGCCAAGAATATCGACTTCCACTTCAACAAAAAGTCAATCGAGTTCGACTTTGTTCCTGCTTGGGTGGTCAAGGCTCGGGGGAAGACCTACTACGTTGGCCATATGGATTGCCAGACTGGTTTTACAACCCGAGAGACTCCTGAGCATCCTAGCACCAAGGGTTCACTCCGTGTGAAGCGAGGAACCCTCAGTATCGACGATCAGGGCTCTGCTACTATCAATTGATGTATGGTTCGCAACGTAAATCAAGATGGTCGAGGAAGTCTTTGGGCTCCTCGACCCATCCTGCCGTGTTGACCACAGCAAGTTCAGCCTTCCATTGAACCTCTTTCACCAGCGTCGCGGGATCAAACACTGGTAGATCTTTGGCCTTCGCAATGTGTTGATCCAAGAGGCGATCAAGATGATCCTTCCGAGCCAATAACTCGTCACTCTTCTTGAGAAGATCAATCTTCTCAGCAGAGCTCTCCGCGAAACGACTCTGGTAATGCGGCATTGAACTCGCGATATCGTAACCAGTTCGGCAGTATGTCAGATCTGCCAACTTAGTCTTGAATGCAACGACTGAATGAGTCTGTTGATTCTGGTAATACGTGTAGGAGACAGTTGTAAATAGAGCTACAGCGCCAGCAGCGATGCCGGCAAGTAAAAGAGCACGGCGCATAGGGGACCTCACCTAATATGCGCTATTATGTGGTTAGATTGACTCTGGAGTCAATTACCAAGTAGACTGAGATATGAAAAAGATTCCCCTCCATAGCCTGGTAATCATGGTCGGCCCAGCAAATAGCGGCAAAACCCAACTGGCTAATCAAAAGTTCCAATCCTATGAGATCCTAAATGCCGAAGACATTCGCTTTGAACTCATCGGTGATAACCAACGGATGGATATCAACGATAGCGTATTCAGAGAGATTCACCGACGTACCATCCTCAAGTTGGAAATGGGTGAACGTGCGGTCATTGATGCCACCAACCTGAGGAAGAAAGACCGAACGAGTCTAGCCGAAATTGGCCTGAGGGTTGGCGTGCCAATCTACTACCTGGTCTGCCAGAGATCACTTGACGATAAGTTGAGTTGTGCCAGCAAATCATGGAGGGCCAACCCTACTCATATCATTGGCAAGCATGACAATGTCTTCCGCACAAACGAGCGCGAGATCCTTAGAGGGGATGGATTGGTCAATGTCATTGATACGAGGTATGAAGACTTCCAAGTAGTGGAGAAGCTACCCAAAGGGGATATCCAAGAAGCTATTCAAGCCCGAGGTTACCGCGGCCTCATGGTCGCTGGTGATATTCACGGCATGGTCGAACCACTCAAGAATGCCATCGAGTGGTCAATTGCCAGAAACCTCTTTTGTGTCTTCCTAGGTGACATCGTGGATTATGGCCCAGACCCCATCCAATGTGTGAATCTAGTCTATGATCAAGTGGTAAGAGGTCGTGGCATTATAGTGATGGGTAATCACGAGCGAAAGATTGAACGCTGGTTGGATCAGGTAAAGCATGGTGATGTCAGGGTTAGACTAAGTGAGGGTAACAAGGTCACTACCCGCATCATAGAAGCTATGCCCTTCGAGCAGAGGCGGAAGTTTGAAATAAAGTGGAATGCCCTCATGGGCTTGGCAAGACACCACTGGCTAGTAGGCAATACCCTATTCACTCATGGAGCGGCTGAACCGGAGATGTTTGATATAGAATCTACACGTCTAATGGGTAGGTTCGAAACTATGGCTCTATTTGGTGAGGTTGATAACAATGCCAAGATAAGAGCGGATGGTTATCCAAACCGCATCTACGATTGGGTAAATCGTGTTCCTGAGGGCAAGAGAGTCATGGTAGGTCATGATATCAGGAGCACTGTCAAACCCTTGGTGGTGAAAGGAAGCCTTGGTGGTGAGGCCTACTTCATGGATACTGGATCGGGTAAAGGTGGTCGCCTGACAAGTGCCGATGTGATCTTCCAGGGTAAGGATCTATCAGTAAAAGCCTTTAAGTATCATTGAGTTATAGGGAAATCGCACAGGCCAAATAGAATGGTTGACGGATCTGTGGTCTGGCCAGTATAAGTAGATCTGTAGGGGTTACTAAATATCGCGAGAACGATTGGTGACCCATGTCTGATACCTTAATCCTAAACGCAGATGGTCTGCCCTTGAGCGTAGTGCCCTTGAGCACTCTGAACTGGCAGGCTGCTATCAAGCTACAGTTCCTCGAGAACGCAGAGGTTCTGGCCTTCTATGACGATTGGGAGGTTCACAGCCCTAGCACCACTATCCAGGTGCCGGCGGTTCTGTTGCTCCGTGAGTATGTGAAGGTTGCACGTGGTGTGAAGTTCAGCAGGAATAATGTCCTGTTGCGCGACGACTACAAGTGCCAGTACTGCGGCATCGACGCTAAGAAGACTGGTGTGGATTTGACGCTCGACCACGTTGTGCCTCGTTTCCACGGTGGTAAGACTCGGTGGGAGAATGTCGTGGCGGCTTGTGGCAAGTGTAACCTTGAGAAGGCTCACTTCATGACCATGAAGCCCAGGTGCGGAACGCCCAAGCGGCCTTCCTACTATGAGCTGGTTGCGAAGTCGCAGCAGATGCCCATTGAGGTGCCTCACGAGTCTTGGGCTCAGTTCACTGGTTGGAACCCTGACCTGGTGACTATCAAGCCCAAGCGTAGGAAGCGTCCTACTACCTTCTGAGAGTTCTAGCGGCACTTAACTAAATACGGTTGGGTGCCGCTAGAATATTGAAGTTCTGGTGAGCCTTCAGTATTCTCCATAGATCGGCAAATTGGCCATCTAAGGAGACTACCATGGCAGAAGAGACCACCAACCAGGAAGCGCCTCAGATCACTGTTGTTGATCTACAGAATATCCTACAGGTGATTGACGTAGCGGCTACTCGTGGAGCATTCCGTGGCAATGAACTCACGAGTGTAGGCGGTGTTCGTGATAAGTTGGCGGCATTCCTCGAATCAGTCACTCCTAAGGAAGAACCAACCGGAGAAACCCCCGAAGAACCAGCTGAAGCTCAGGCGGCAGCTTGATCCTAAGGATCAATGGTTGATCTGATTCACCAAACCAAGGAGAACTCATACTCATGAGTACATTCAAAAAGCATGTTGGGCGTATTAAGAATACCGATCGTCGGTGCGTCGTAATCTACATGCAGATTCCAGGCAATGAGAATAACGCCCTCATTGTTGACACCGATGCCCTACCTGATCGTTTCCATGATGCTCTGATGGATGTCATTGATTCGACTGAGGGTCAGCAGACAGCTCACCTTCACACTCTACTTTCACGTCGTATGCTTCCAGACATTGGTCTAGACATCATGAATGCGCTCCATACCTATGGATTGCTACGTGCCGTTGAGATTGACAACATTGTGATGTATCCTGGGCCCAACGCGCCTTGCCCACTTCGA